GGATTCGGCTCAACTCCAACGACCCGTGCGCCGAGCGCTAGGAAAATCTCGGACTTCTGGCCGACGTTAACGCCGACGTCGAAGACCAGATCATTAGGCCGGATGAACTGGCGATATAGAGACGTCTCCGCCCGCCTCACCTGCTTGACCGAGGTATCGAACCGGCGCTTGATTGCTCTGGCGACGGGGTAGAGACCGCTACTTTGAAGCGCGACCTTGACGTTGCGGCGTAAGTTCATGCCGAAAACCTATTCCACTCCACCGCTCTCCGCAAATGATGACTTGTCCCGAAATGGTCAGGCCGCCGCGAACGCCGTAAATAGCGCGTTGCTGGTATCTGCCTCGCTCTCCTGAAACCCCCAGTTGTAGCTGGGGAGTGCCGACCACGGCCCCTGGCTGCGAACGTACAGGTTCATGTTGCCGCCGACCTTGGCCTTGTAGCCGTTGACGAACCGCGTGAACATGGTTGCGAAGCGGGCATCGGCGACAATGGTCGGGAACACGGTGCTAATCGCTGCATTCCAGCCGCCCAGCGTGATCCAATGCCAATGCGCCTCATACGCCCCGAAGAGGCGGGCATCCATCGCCAAGCCATAGGTGGTGTTCAGCCAGCGCGCCAAGCCCTGCTTGTAGTCCCTGGTCGCATCGACCGCCGCATCGATCGCCGTAGGAGCAATGGCGAAGAACGCGTCGAGAAATGCGGGGACGTTTGTCGCGACAAGCGCCTTTTCGGTCGCGCCCCATCCAGGATAGTTGCTGTCGTAGGTCCCGAGATCATAACCGGCGAACCCGCCACCCCAATACGGCCCGATCAGGAACTCGTCATAGGACTGGTAGGTGTCCTGCCAGGACAGGATTTCCTGCGCGTCGGTGTAGCCAGTCGAAGCCTGCCACGCGAGGCGGCGTCGGACGCGCGATCGAGCCGAATAGCCGGCCGCCACAAAAGCCGCGTCGAAGATATCGAACATCGCCTTGGCGCGCTGAGCATACTTCCGCTTCAGAGCGCGCGTGACCTCCGCGCCCGTGATCGCAATGGTCCACGCCGAGCCGTTGGCGAGGTTGTCGGACGATCCCGCGACATTGGCCTTCAGAGCGCGGAACACCTGCCAGCCTCCGAAATTGGCATACAGATAGTCGCCGGACGCAAAGGAGGTGGTCAGGTCGCCGTTGGTGCTCCCGTAATAGGGACCGCTACCGACATCGATTCCGCCCGTCCGAATAGTGATCGGTGTCGCATTGCCGAGCGTGTTCCACAGGCCCTCCTGACACGCTTGCACACCGAGGTCATTGCCTTGGCTGAAGGTGACGCGGTTCCAGACCTCGTTCGAGAATTCCGGCCCGCACATCAGCGTCGCGCTGAGGTTTTGCGCTACGTACTGGGCATAGCCAGCGATATAGGCATCGGACCACATGTGGCTGATGTTGAGCCCGATGTGCGTATTCGCGGCATTTGCGAACGCCACCTGATACGAGAGCGGTGAGGCTCCCATCGAGACGGGGCCGGTCCATTGCTGCGTCGAGAAGTCGGTACGCGCAACGGTATCGAGGTTGCATGCGCTCGGATCCATGTTGCGGATCCACGTCGCACCGCCTGCGGCCCAAGAGGCGAGTACTGCATCCGAGTAGGGGCGTGACGGGTTGGCATCACCAACACGAGTGAGCGTGGGCTTGAAGTTGAGCGATCCGTCGGTCCCGCCCGAGAACTCGAACGTTACGTCGTTGACCGGCCAGGACGCGTCCGTGAAGTTGATTGTGCGCGTGCCCGATCCGCTACCGGTCACGCTGCCGTGGCTTCCCAAGGATAGGGACGGCGTCATCGCGGCAGGGAAGGTCAGGGTATAGCTACCCGTCGCCGGCAAGCGATTAGGCACGAAGACCCGTATCAGCGAATTTCCGCTGCCGTAGCTCTGGATCGCGCCGTCATAGCCGATACCACTGTCGCTATCAGCGATCATGGTCACGCCGTCAGCGCGAAGGCCGCCAACCCGACCCTTCTCGACATAGACGCTGGTGTAGCTGTTGGCGCCGTAGATTGCGGACTTCAGGAAATCGCGACCGTATTCGACGCCGGGGAATGACGGGTTGGTCTCGTTCATCCCCTTCTCGAACGCAAAGACGCTCTGGAACAACGGCACGGCGACCAACGTCGAACGCTCTACGCTGGTGTTGTTCGATGCTCGCACCTGAACACGAGCATTTGCGCCCTGCACCGCAGCCGATGCCTTGGTCGCACTGACAACCGAATAGGTGCCGCCCGAGATCATGCCCGTGCATGTCTCCCAGTTCGACGCCAAGGTGCCGTCACTGGTAAAGCGCCGAATCTCGATCGTGGTTGGGGTTGGCGTTCCGTAGCTGCCGGCAATAGCGAAATAGCCGTCATTGTCGACGGTCGCGCTGCTGATCGAGATAGGGTTGCTGGCGGATTGCAGCACCCAATCATCCCAGCGCTCGCCGCCGCTGCGGCTGCGCCAGCCCACGACATCGTTGACACGCGCCGCAGTCCAGCCAGACCCTACGGTTGCCCCGTTGCGCTTCAGCGACATGCTCGAACCGGAACGCGAAACCTCGATCGTGTTCCCCTGCGCGACGTTGGCACCGAACGAAACGAAGGTACCGGCGCTGTCCGATCCGGCTGTCACGGTGTGTGGCGTGTAGCCATTGTCGCCGAGCAGGATTTCGAGATAGCGATAGTTGCTACCGTCGGCTCGATCCCAAACAAAGCGCGGCGGGCTGAAGCCGCCATCCGAAACCTTCCACGATGCGATCCAGTCGGCGCCGCCCGCCGTCTTCAGCATCGTGTCACCGGCAGAAGTCCCGCCGAACTGAAGCTGCGCGCTCGCATTGACCGTCATCTGTGCCGTGGTGCCCGAGAGCGTCAGATCCGGATATGCGGTGCCAATGGCAGTCCCGTCCGCAAATGTCCCGCCAGGAGCAACGCCGCCGACAGTGCCAGCCGTGTTGTTCTTGCCGTCGTAGGTGCCATCCGTTGACACAGCGGCGGCAATGGCGATGCCGTTCGAGCCCTTGTACGCGTGCGTGGCGCCCTTCACGGCGTCTTCGTAATAGTCGATGAACGTGCCGGCATCACCGCTCTGCACAACATACGTCGATGCGGTCTGACCGCTGATCGCCACGCTATCCTTGCGCCATTGCCCCGATACGCTGTCTGCGCCGGTCCATGTGCCCGCGGTGCGTGTGAGGGTCTGGCCGGGGCTACCCGTGCCAGAGATCGCGGGCACGGCCGTGTTGATGGGGGCGACGCTTCCCCCTGTCACAGCGATCAACCCCGAGAGAACCCGCCCGTCATAGCTGAAGGTCGATACGCCCAACGCGGTCAGAAGCTCGCGCAGCAGGGGAATGGTAGACCAGCTGGCGGGCGTTCCACCAACCGCGGTCACGGCCTCGCGCAGAAGCCCGACGATCGAATATTGGGTAGGAGTACCGCCATATGCGGTGACCAGCTGCCGCAGCAGGGCAATGCGGTCGTAGCTTGCAGGAGTGCCGCCGTTCAGGGTGACCGCGGCGCGAAGGTCGGTCACGTTCACGGGTCGGGCGCTCCTCGGGAAAGACGGGCGGGACCGAAATCCCGCCCAGGCAGGGGATCAGATGGTGGGTTCGCGCTCGGCGTTGATCGCTGCGATCAGGTCCGCCTCGCTCAAGCCCTTGGGGTTGATGCCGCGCTCGGCGGCCATTGCCTTGAGGCCAGCGACGCCAACCTGGGTGAGGTCGACATCCTTGGGGCTGGGATCGAGCGCTTCCTGCATGGCGCGAGCACGACGGCCATTGCCCTCGATCTCTTCCATCCATTCGTCGCTGACCACGACATCGGGCGGGATGATCTCGCCTTCGTCGAACAGCTCGCCCTTGACGTAGCCACGGCGGGTCGCGCGGTGCGAGTTCGCCTTGGTCTTCGCGAGGCGCTTCTTGGCGGGCGTGTCCGGCGCCGTGACGCTCGCCTTGGCCTCGGCAGCGGCGGCGCGCGCCTCTGCCGCTTCGACACGAGCGAGGAGCGACTTGAGCAGTTCCGACTGGTCAGCCTCAGCTGCCTTCGGGGCGGTTTCGTTCTTGGTCTCAGCCATTGTCGTTCCTCCGGCTTACTGGGTCTGACGGCCGGCGACGATCATGGCCGACACCTTGCCCAGCGTGGGATTGGTGCCCGTCACGTCGTAGTACAGCCGCATATAGCGTTCGTCGGTGCCCTCAGGGATCTCGGAGGGCCACGTGAAGCGGTAGCCGAGCGTGAGGCTGGCGAGCGGGATCGCCGCCGAGGAAGCGACAGTCTTCGGCGAACCGAAGGCAACGTCGTCGTCCACCTGGAGCGAGACCGTGAGGCTGGTCAGCGTGTTGAACGCTTCCGTCACGGTAAGGATGATCGGGATTTCCGTCCCGATGCCGATGTCGCGGCGGACTGCGGCGGAGTGCCCGTAGGCAGTGCCGGCCGCGCCGAGGTCGATGATGTTCGTCGAGCCAGCGTCGGCGGTGATCGCCTGGCTGTCGCTGAACACGAGGGTATTGTCGACAATCATGTCAGGTCTCCTTGAATCCAGCGGTTACGAAATGGCGGCTTCGGAGGTGAGGAGCGCGTCCGTCACCTCGATCGGGATGCCGCGGTACGAGTTGACCGTGCGGCCCTCGAGCTCCATCGGCTTGAGCATCAGGGCAGCGTTGCCCGAGTTCGTGCCGGTGGCGTCGAGCGCCTCCAGAACCGTGCGGTTCATGTAGATGACCGTGCGGCCCTCCATCGAGGCGTTCTCGTTGATCACGCCCGAGCCGTCGCGCATCGCGGTCTGCCACACGCCATGCAGCTTGTAGTAAGCCTGCCGCATGTACTTGTAGATATCGACCGAGCCCGCGATCAGGTCCGAGACGTCGATGTTTGCCACGCGGGCGTTCATGCGCCAGTCGCGAACGCCGACCCCGACATGCCAGCGGAAGAGCTCTTCCTTGACGTAGTAGGCGCCCGTCGAATCGGTGACGCGCTGCTCGCCCTTATCCTGGCGATCGATGCCGACCTTGGTGCCCTTGGGGTGGATCAGGTGGGTGGCGTTCTCGCCCCACGTGACGAACCAGACCGAGGTGTTGTCGGAGCCGGCACCACCCGCCTTGACGATCTGGTTGCCGGCACCGCCGCCACCGGTCGCATTGTAGCGAGCGGCGAGGCCCTTGAACTTCTCGGGCGTGGTCGTGACGTCGTGATAAAACACGCCGGTCTCGACTTCCTGCACCATCGATTCAAGGAACGAGCGGCCCTCGCTGTCACGAAGCGCGGCAGCGTTCGGGGCGATATCGAGCAAGCGGGTGTCGACGGTCGACAGACCTTCGACGAAGCCGGTCGTGTCCGTGACGGTAGCACGACCAGACTTGCTCTGCGGGATGCCCTGGTAGAGGCGCCCCCATGCAACCGAGGGCAGGCCGGTGCGGATCGAGTGCTTGTGCACCGTGCCGCTGTTCGCCTCGACGGTGAACGCATTGCGCGCGACCGGCGATAGCTTGTTGAGGACCTCGACAACTTCCGCAGTCTCCTGGTCACCACCAGCGCGGAACATGTCGATCAGGTTAAGGTAGGATGCGCCTACAGTAGCCATTGAAAAAACTCCATCTAAGGGACCGTGGCGTCTCCCGACGCTGAATGGTCAGTTGGTTACTCCGCTTTCGGCACGTCATTGGGGTACAGGGCTGCGAGGCGGTTCGGCTTCACAGCCGCGCCGGAATCCCCGCGAACAAAATCGCCGTCTTCGCTCACCAGCGCGCCGACCTTGCTGAAGGCGCGGATCATCTCGGGGTGGTTGCCAAGCCCGCTCTCACTGAGGAAGGTGCGGAACGGGGACCCCTTGGGCATTCCCAGCGCGTCGAGCGCCTTGGCGGACAGGTCCACGCTGGCGTCCCAGTTGGCGCCACCGATCTCCGGATCCGCCTTTGCCTCGGTCACCCATGCCTTGCGCTGGGCCGTCACCTCGTTGAGGATCGTTTGGTTCGTCGCTTCCGCAGCCTGTGCAGCGATGCGTTCACCGAACTTGGCAGCGAGCGGCACAAGCTGGTTGGCCTGGTCGTTGTTCAGGCCGAGCTCGCGGAATACCGGGTCAGCTTCGGCGAGGGTCTCGGCGTCGAGCGTCATGCCCTCGGGCGGGGTCAGCTCATAGGCCTCAGGGGGTCCTTCCGGAGCGTCAGCCTCACTGTCGCCCTCTCCCTCTTTCGATCCCTCCGCCTCGCTTTCCGAGCCTTCAGCATCGCCACCCAGCACCGTGCCTTCATCGGAGCCTCCATCGTTGGAAACATCCTGCGCGGCTGCGTCATCGGCTGCGGCGCCATCTGCGCCGGCATCGCCTTCGCCGCCTGCATCGTGGCCGTCGGGCGAACGCATGTAGCGGCCCATGGCACGCTCGATCGCGGACATGCCGCGGAGCTGCGCCTTACGCCGGTTCATCGTCTTCGCCTTGGCCATACCGATCGTCACCACGTTTCTTCTCCTCGGGTGGGGTTTGGATTTCCTCGGTGAGGGCCGCGACCAACGTCATCAGATTGAGGGGGTCTCGGGTGCGCACAGGTTCCGGTTGCCCGGCTTGTGCCTCGGCGAGGATATCGAACCCCAGAGCACGGCGCCCCTCGGCAAATGCGAGATCACGACCGTCAGACCCGGTTGCTGATGCCTTGGTGTGCGACAGGATCCCGGCAAGTTGAATCGAGCGGAAAACGAAGCGGCGGAACTCCGGCATCGCGGAGAGCGTCGCCATGTCTGCCTGGCGCTGCTTGTCGTTCACGCGAAGTAGCTTTCGGTAAGGTCCGTCCCGCAAGCCATGCAGCGCGCGAACTTCAGCCGATCGGTGGCGCGCAAATAGACGAAGATCGCCTCGCATCCACAGTCACAGACAAGGATGCTATCCCCGTCCGCGCAGTCATACAGGTACTTGGTGACACCTTTGGGCAGGGTGCATGACGGGCACTCCAGCCCGGTGTTCAGACCGATTGGGGCGACGCCGCGCCATGTGTGACGGCACCCAAGGCAGACCCGAACGCCTTCAGAATGCGGCGTGCGCTCCTCTCGGGCCTTAGCGAGGCTGATGACGCTCACAGTCCAGCCATCTGATCAAGCAGCGGACGCCCGCCCATGTCGGTCTCGGACAGCAGCCGGGCGGCGTCGGCGCCCTGTTGCAGCGCGGGCATGCTCTCGGCCATCTGCTTGGCTTGCTCGGCCTGGGCGCGACCGTCGCGGATGCCCTTCACCATTTCAGCGGTGCGGATCATCTTGCCCGGCGCTCCGGTGCGCTCGGCGTACTCGTCGATCATCTCGTCGACATCGAGCTTGTCGCCTGCCTCTGGGAAGGCGGCGATCAGGTTGCCGACGAAGCCGGCAGTGCGCTCGATCTGGCCGATACCGACCATGCGCTGCATCTGCGAAAGGATCGACACGAACTCGACCTTGAGCTCGGTATCCGCGATCTGCTCGGGCGGTGGAGGGAGCATCCGGCCGCGCGACATGATGCCGAACGTGCGGTCGATGGCGATCTCGAGCTTTTCGTTGTTCACGCGCTCGATGACGGGGCCAAGCTGGGTCAGCTTCTCCTCGTTGCGGCTGGCGATTTCCTCGATGTTGCGGGGCTGGATGCCCTGCATGTTGGTGATCGCCATGAACAGGTCGGCATAGGAGGCGATGTCGATCTTGCCCTGGATCTTCTCCAGCTTGACGTTGGCCTCGATGTAGGCGCGGACATCGGGGGAGAAGGCGGCGAAGACGTTGGCGCGATCGATGCTCGCAGCAGTCGCAATGTTCCCGGGTTGGCCGGTCAGCTTCAGTCCGGTCGGCACTACCAGTTCAGGATTGGTCAGCTTGTCGAGCAGCTGGTTGCAGCGCTTGGCTTGCATCTGGAGCTCGCGCAGCGACGGCAGCGCGTCCATGCCCGGGGAATAGCCATAGACGTCGTTGCCCACCGTATCCCAGCGCGGCGCCCAGAACGGCTGCTCGTCATATCCAGACTCGCGCAGCAGCTTACCTGAACCGTCGTTCTCGTCCCAATAGACCGAGCGGAATGGCTTGTTGAACTTGTCGAGCTTGTCCGGGTCGCGGTCGTTGTTGGGTTCGATCGCGTGAAAGACGGGCACGAGCTCGTGATACTGCGACCGGTCGTACATCGCCCTGACAGTGGGCGACACCGCGTTCCCGAAGCTCTGCACGGCTTGGTGCACGGTCATCGGCGATCGGCGATAGAGCGTATCGGGCTCCAGCGAATCCCCGCACGCAATCCAGTATTCGCCGGCAGTCAGCGCATGGGCAACCGCGCCCTTGATGCGGTGCTCGACCATGACGCACGCCTCGGTGCCAAACAGGCCGATTTCGCCATATCCGGACTTGGCCGCGCCGTAGAAGTTGGACGATGCAAGGAAGGCGTACATCCGGCGCTCGACGTCGGACAGCCACGCCTTGACCTCGTAGTCCTCGTTCAGCTCTTCGTCGTAGCTGGCCAGCTTGAACCATGGGCGGGAGGGGGAGGATAGCCCCGACGTCATGCCCCCGGTGAGGGTGCGGAATGCGAAGATGCCGTGCTCATCGAGCAAGGCGGTGTTGCGCTTGCGCTTGTTGGTGTCGCTGTTGAGGAAGCGGCTGCGTGCTGTGGCGGCGTAGCGGGCGACGTCGCGCCATTCTGGCTCGAACGACTGCCGCGCCTGCTTCATGCCCTCAAGGCGTTTGCAGCATCGGGCCCGCAGGCTCTCCATCAGCCGAGGGTCGCGCCAGACACGCCCGAGAGGTTGGCGGAACCGAGCGCGCCCTGTGGGCTGGTCAGGATGGAAGCGTAGAGACCACGGCGACGACGGGCGCTCGCATCGCTGCGGGCCTGCGTCGCGCCGTTATCGGGAAGACGGACGGACTGGCGCTCGGGAATTGCCGGGACGTCGGGGGCTTTCGCCGAGACACACATGCGCTGCTCCTTGGGTGGAGCGAGGGCTAGCGTGGGTCAGGGAGTGGTTGAATCGAGCGCGGCGCGGTGGCCCGCTAGCCCGGTGATTAGCCTTGGTCCCCACGTGATGTCGTAGTGCCGGTACTCGCCAGCATCATCGATATAGCGCAAGCGATGCTCGGTGAACCCATTGGGATGATGGGTGACCGTGCTCTCAATGATGCGAGACTGGGGCTTGTCCGTCACTGCCGCGTCGCCGTTGGCTGGCACGTTGCGCGCCATGCCATACCGGGCGGACGAGTTGGCGATCAGGTTTCGCCGGGGGCCCGCCATCTGTATCATGCGGTCTCGATCGCTCATATCATTCCCTCTCCACTTCGGCATAGCGGTCGTGTTCTTTGCCACGGCCATAAGCACGCGGATCAAGGTAGGTTGGCAACTCACGCGGCTGCACAGGCTCGGCGAAGGTGCAGGCCAGCGCGTCGCCATCGTCCGGAGAGGGCAAGCCGCGAGCCTTCATGTGCTCTTTCTTCTCGAGCTGCACCGCCTGATCTTTGTCGAAGCCGTACTCGGGGCCGATCAGGTCGTCGGCCAAGCCTTGGTGATCCGGGATGCAGCCGTTGTTCAGCCAGTGGCGCATGTTCGTCCACATCTCGGCGCGCTTGTTGGCGACGCGCACGCGGCTATCCCCGATCCAGTTCGCCTCACGAACCTTGGTGCTGCCGAACCACACCTCGACGATCAGTGTATCGGGCAGCAACTGGCGCAAGCGATCGATGATTGCGGCGCCGATGTTGCCGGCGTCGACGAAAATCGCGTCGGGCTTCCACGTCGCTGCCTCGATCGCGATATCGCCGGCGAGCGTCATTGCGTCCATGTGGTGCCAGCGCTTCCATGGGCGAGTGCGAGCATCCCGGCCGCAGCGGATGGCGAGCGTTGAATGGTCGTCGCCGAAGCGCGCGCAGTCGACGCCGAAGATGACGGGATCTGTACCGAGACCTTGGCCTACCTCACGTTCACGGGCATCCTCGACCACAGCAGACGAGATGAACTGCATGGACGACGCGCTCGGGAACTGGCCCAGCACGCGAACCTTCACGATGTCGCTGTCGACGCCGTAGGTGGCAACGAGCTCATCGAGATAGGCCTTGTTCGTGCCCTCGACGGTGCGGCTGTCGATCTGCTGGGTATCCCAAAGCGATCGATGCTTGCCGAACGCCTCGCGGAATGCGCCGGTGTTGAGCGTGGGGTTGCCGAACGCGAGGAAGATAATCTCGGTGTTCTCGTCGGTCAGCGCGCCGAGTGCGACCTCCCAGACCTTCGCATCGATGCCCGAGGCTTCGTCGAAGATTAGGATGATGCGCTTGCCCTGGTTGTGCAGACCGGCGAATGCCTCGGTGTTGTTCACCGACCACGTCACCAGATCGGCGCGCCACGACTTGTCATGACCCTGCACAGTGGAGATGAGCGCAGTGGCAGTCGGCTTGAACCAGTCCGCGGTGATCGACAGCCGCGCCCACTTCGCGATCTCGGGCGACGTCTTGGTGAGAAGCTGGCTCTCGGTGTTCGCGGTCGTGATGATGCGGGTGTCGACGCACGTATCGAGCCCCCACTTGATCAGCATCGCGATCAGCGCGGACTTGCCGATACCATGGCCTGATGCTCGGGCAATGCGGCATGGCGTGTGGCGCGTCTCGGGGTCGGCAAGGTGGACGGCTATCGTGCCCATGACGTCTCGCTGCCACGTGCGGGGGCCGGTGACACCCTCAAGCGCGCCCTCGCCCCACGGGAAGGCGAACAGCGCGTAGCCGAGCGGATCATAGCGGAATTCGCCGATACGCTCCGCCAGCATCAGCAGGGGATCATTCGGCGCCGTTGCCACCCTGCACCCGCTTGTTGCCAGCCTCGATCGCCTTGAGCAGGTCGCCATTCACGTTGACGTCGACCTCGGTTTTCTCGCGCCATGTCTCGCCGCGGCGATTGGTCAGCCATAGCTTTGCGGCGCCGACATCGGGGGCAACGCGCTCGCGGTATGGCGCATAGACGGGAGATTCAGCGCCGGCTGGCATGAATATCTTCACCGCATCCTGCTCATAGCCAATGGCTCGCTGGTACAGCGCGCGCTCTACGCGATCGTCGCAAGCCTCCTTGCCCACGCGAAGCGCCTGAAAAAACGCCGGGAAGGTGTGCTTCCAGTTGTAGATCGTGCGGACGTCGACCTTGAAGAAATCCGCCATCTCGGTGTCGGTGGCGCCGAGGGTGCACAATTCTTCCGCCTGAGAAGCGAACTCCTCGCGGTATTTGGTCGGGGCTCCGGGTTTGTCGCCAGCCATAATCTCTGTCCCTACCCCTGCGCCGTCGCTGCCTGAATCGAGCGAGCGATCAGGTCTGCGGTATATGCGGCTACGCTCTTGCGCTCCCTGCGTGCTCCGACGACGATTTGCTGGAACACGTCAGGGTGACGGGCGCGCAACAATGCCATCGGCTCAAGCTGATGCTCTGGCCGGGTGCGCCAGTGCGGCGCGGTGCCCTGCGGTTCCTTCGTGCTCTTGCCGGTGCTCATGATAGTGACCCTCCGTCCGCGCTGATACCTGTCGACCTTGATCCAGCCCTTGGTTTCCATCTTCTGCTCCAGATGCGTGGGCGTGCTGAGGCAGCAGTCGAGCAACGTGGAAAGGTCCATGTGCGTCGGTGCGAGCGAACCCTCGTCAGCCGCCCGGACATGCGCCCAGTAGATCATGTGCTCCCATGGATCCTCGATCGCGGGATGTACGGTCGCGTGCTGCAAGCTAAGTCCCATCACTCACTCCTGCGCCGGGGGTTTGGGGGAAACATGCTCGAGCGTTTCGCCCTCGATTTCTTCGATGGTGACGCGAAAGTTCCCGACGCCGCTCAACGTCCAGATCCCGGATTGCTGGATGGTTGGTCCCGCGCCAACAAACCGACGACTATCGCGCAGCCCGACCATCGACTTGCGCACCTTGTCGGCGAATTCGAGCGCTGATTGCTGTCCGCCCCCTATTGGTCGCTTCCAGCTCCAGCGAGCGGACGCCTCCCCGATCCAGAAGCTGATGCAGCAAAGTCCGAAAACCGCGAGCATGCTCACTTCGCCTGATCCTTCATGCTGTGAGGGAGGGGGTGCACTACTGTGCGACATACAGTGACGGAGTGACGGACTGTGACGTCACCAGCTATATACCCCACACCCGCGCACGCGCATGAGAGGTATAGGGAAAGTCCGTCACTAGGCGTCACTAGTGTCACTCCTGATCGAGATGTGAAGGTGCTTGCGCATGGCTCCAGTGCGCTTCCGGGGGAACCCGCGCTTTTCCAGTAAGTCACCGAAATCCTTGAGCTTTCCGGGCTCTTCGCCGGCCAAACGGGTGAACTCTGACCAGCTATGGAAGAGCCTCGCAGGGGTGTCCCACTGGTTGTTGCCAGTGACGCACCGCTCATCGAGCCACTGCCCGAGGATGTCCTGGTTGGCGAAGTAGTCGAACGTTGCGACAGTGACACTTTCGGGCCTTCCGAGGCCATGCTTCTGCCAATCGAGGCACCCTTGAAGCGCCCATGCGAGGATGCGCGGAGCCTCTTCCTTCAGCTTTTCCTCGAGCATATGGTCGGGCTGATCGGGCTTGTGCGTGAACGGCATCATGTTGAACCGGCGCTGCATCGCGGGGTCGACGCTGTTCAGGGTCGGCTGGTGGTTGCCGGCGAACATGAGCTTGAAGTGCGGCTGATAGGTGAAGAAGTCCTGCCGCATGAAACGCGCCGTGATGGGGTCGCCACCGGTCAGCGCCTTGATGCGGGCCTCTGCCCACGCGCGGCCTTGCTCGGTCTCTGAGGCGGTCACGAGGCGGGCGCCTTTGAGCATCGCCAGCTCGGTCGGGTGGCTGCTGAACTTCGAGCTCGTGAACGTGTCCATCGGCGCGGACATTGCGTAGTCGCCGAGGATGTGGACCAGCAGGTTCAGGAACACCGACTTGCCGTTGCCGCCCGGGCCGTAGATGAAGAACAGGGCGTGCTCATTGGTCAGGCCGGTGAGGCAATATCCCGCAATACGCTGCAGATAGACCATCATCGCCGCATCGCCGTTCGTGGCGTCGTTCAGGAACTTCATCCAGCGTTCGGGCGACTTGTTCTCGGGCGCGCAACCGGTCAGCTTCGTGATGTTCTCATCCTTGCGGGGTGAGTGCATCTTGCCAGTGCGCAGGTCGATCGTGCCCTTCTCTGTGCCTAGTAGCCACGGGTCGCGATCCCAGACATCTGAGGTGCAGGCGTGGACAGGATCTGCCCGGGCGAAACGCTCAGCGCCACCAGCGACGCTGGACTTGCAGACCGACTTCTTGGCAGCGCCGAGCCGCCGACCGATCTCGCGTGCGTAATGGAACGCGGCCGGGATGGTCAGTGGCGCCCAATGGGTGAGCTGCCATTGGTACCATTTGCCGACGTCGTGGTCGAAACGCATCGTGGAACCGTGCTCGCGCGTGAATTGCTGCGCGATCAGATCCTCGGAAACCTCCTCGGGCTTGGCGCCGGGGAAGGTTACGACGTTCTGGAATTGCTCTTCGGGGCTCAGGGGCTCCCACCGGTCGAATTCCGGCTCCATGTCATCCCCCTCCATGTTCACCAAACACCTTCTCGAGTTCACGCGCCCCGGTTCCGAGACGCACAAGCGCGAGGCGGATGGTTTCGAGCTGCTCGGCCGTAAAAGACCCAAGCGCGGTGCGTGCGGCGATCTCTTCGACCGCGGCGAAGACCATGCCCGCTGGCTCGCTGGCGACGCGCTGACGGTCGCTCGCGATGTCGCGCAGCAACAGGAGGCCGGCGCGCTGGCGCGCTTCCTCTTCTGTGCTTTCGGGACGCATGATCTCTACGGTCGGGAGATAGCGCTCCCACGCAGGACCAGTTGCGATGCGAGCGGGAGCATTCATGCGAACGGCGCTCCCCACTCGCGGAACAGCGCCTCAGCAAATGCCGGCGTGCGCACACAGGCGACCCGGAAGCCCTTGCGATGCATGGCGTTGCCCCAGTCGATTTGCTGCTGACTGAGCGCCCCGTCGGAATCCTTCCATTCAAGGAAGGCGATCCAGCGATCGGCTGCATAGTGCTCATCGAACACGCCGGCAGTCATGCCCTCGCGGTGCGCCTGCGCCGTAGCCCTTGGCCCGCGCTTGCCGGCGTTCGGAACAGCCCATGAGTCGATCGCGGGAGCGATGAAGCGCAGTCGCTTGCGGAACGCCATCTGACGTGCAGTTTCGCTCTCGGGCAGCTTGTCGCGCGGCTCCACGGGGAAGATGGGCTTCTCCCGCAGAGGCGTCTCAAGCGCCCGGAAGTCGAACGGCGCATTCATGCGATACCCTTCCCGCCGCACTTCGGACACGGCGCGGGATACACGCGATCATCGATCCGATAGCGCCAGACGCGGCCGGTGCCGTTGCATGTGGAGCAGGGTTGCGGGGTATCGTTCATCGCGGCTCACCCAACCGCCGCTGGATCGCAGCATTGAACTTCGCCTCGACCACACGCGGGTTCAGCCGGCTATACCGCCGCTGCAATTCCTCGATCGTGGTCGCGTGGAATGCTTGCGGCCGGCAGTTCACCAGCCACATGTCGAGGTCGAGCGTGATGTCCGCGATGGTGCGCGCCTTGGGGGCGAAGCGGTTGGGCTGGGGATGGCTCATGCGAACGCCTCGCGCAACCCGCGCAGACGGCGTGCTTCACGTTCTGCCCATGCCTTCGCGGCGAGACGGCGACGGTCGAACCGGTCGGCGCGTCGGGCCATATCGGGCGTGAGGTCGAGCGGCGTCATGCGACTTGCTTCCACGCATCTTCCTGCCAGCCGAGGCTGACAGCGCGCTCGATCAATTCGGCATCGGTGAGAACCGCACGCCCGCGGCACCAATAGAAGCCATCGGGCAGAGGATTGCCGACCGCATCGCAACGAAACACGTGGCAGAACTTGCGGAGATGATCTGCGGCACGGCCTGAGCGCGACACATCGCGGGCGGGGCGGTCGAGAGGCACGAATACGCGGGCAGCTGGGCCAACGATCTTGCGCACAGGTTGGGCCGGCGCAACTCGGGGGACCTCGGGCGCCCCGGGTTCTGGTGCCGGCTGGATGATCGGCGCGCTCTTCGGGGCTTGAACAGGCATGATGCCGGACGCGATCATGTCGCGCACTGCGTTGATGTCGTGAAGCGTCGACGGGTCGAGCATCGCCGCCCCGATCACCTTTACGGCGTGGATCACCGTCGAATGATGCCGATCGCCGAAAGCGCGACCGATCACGGTCTTTTCGCGGCCGGTCATCTCCCTCGCAAGGTACATCGCGACCTGTCGCGGGCGGGCGAAGCGAAAAGCTTGCGACGAGCCGCGCAGATCGTCGATCGTGACACCATAGTATGCGACGACCGCCTGCTGGATATCGGCGATGCTGGTCACGCCACCGCACTCCCGCCAACCTGGGCGAGCTTCAGCAGCGTGCGCACGGATAGGAAATGCTTGCGGGCGATTGGTGTCAGGGCATCATCCAGCTCGCGCCGGATTTCCTCGACTTCCTCCAGCTTGAGGCCGGGGTAATGGGCGCGGAGGGGCTTGCTCATGCCGCCTTCACCAGCTTGGCAAGCTGCGCCTCGATAGCGTCGCGGGCGTTCTCCAGGGTGGCGCGGTTGGCGCGGACTTCCTCGGGACTAAGGTGCGGGAGATCCAGAACGAGGTCGAACAACGCGAAGTCATCCGGCCATCGCCACATGAGCCGCCCGAGTGTTACGACGCTCATCTTGGCTGTGCCCGCGCGGTACTTGGCGATCATGTCAGGAACGACGCAGGCCTGCTCAGCGACTGCGTTCAGGCCTTCGCGGCGACAAATCTGGGTGATTGCCCATGAAACGGCAGCAGCACCCAGCACGCCGGCGTCTGCCAATTCGGCAAGGTGCGCGCTCCGCTGCTCCTGGAACTCTTCGATCAATCCGGGCAACAGACTGGGGTCTGTGATCACCAGCGAGACGAAAGTAAGTATCTCGGGGTCTGGGCGAAACCATTCGTGCCGCAGACGATGGGCGACAAGCGCTCGGTGAATGCGCTTCTCCAAGGGCTGGTCGCCCGGAACGGTGCCGAGAAGTTCGAGCCCGTAGGGACCACAATCGAGCGCGGCCAATCGCTTGCGGACATCAAGCGCGGTGCCGATCTTGATAGGCCCGTCGGACCCCATGCGGATGAAATAGACGACGCTCATGCTGCACCCCGCAGCTCGTCGGCTTCCTTCAGGAACGAAGCGAGCGACGCCATGTGCGGGCGCAGCTTGTCGGCGATGCGCAACGTCTCGGGATGCACGCGCTTGCCGTCTTTCAGGGCCTCGGACAGCTCCGCGGCGACTTCACACAGGCCCGACAGGGTGGCGAGGTCGTTTGCGGCTTCAGGCTGCTTGCGGCAGAGGTCATAGCCGTAGTGCGACAACACCTCGCTCAGGGCCGTCTCGTCGGCGCATAGCGAGTTGAACACCGTGTGCGCCTCGGGCAGGTTCTTCACGCCGGTAGCGCGGCCGATGACCTTGGGATCGCTGAGACCCATCTTCGCCGCCATGACGACCTGATTGCCGACCGCGCTGGCAGTTCGCGCCCATGCCGCAGCGAGGAGCGTCTGAAACTTGTCCTTCGACAACGGTTCGGCGGGCGAGACATTGCTGCAGTTGCTCACTTACAAGCGCTCCCATGATCGAAAACGAAACCCCCGACCCGTTCACCGTCGCGCGCCTTGTGGAGCGGGCTGTGGAGGGGCTTGCGGGGCGTGGCTGTCTCGATGAGCGCCCATGCGAACAGGACGCTGCCGAGGATGCAGAGGGGGATGGCGATCATGCTGCCTGCTCCCCGAACAAGGAGCCTTGGCGTTGAGCGTCCTCAATCCGCTTGCAGGCGATGTCGAAGTAACGCTCGTCGCGTTCGATGCCGATGAAGTCGCGCTGCATCTGAACGGCGGCAACACCAGTCGTGCCGGAGCCCATGAACGGGTCGAGGACGACGCCACTCGTGCGCTTCACCAGCGTCTTCATCAGATCGACATTCTTCTCGGTCGGGTGACCGGAAGCCTCGATGCCAGTCAGGCCAGGGAAGATTACGCAATACGGCAGAACGCGGCTCGCGCGCTTCTTGGCGTCGGCATGGAACTCGAAAATGGGCTCGTAATTATCCGGCCGGTTGGTATTCGTGCGATGCCAGATATGCACAGCAACGAGATGCTGTCGCACTGGAGGCGTTTCGATTTCAGTCCAGAACCAGAGCCAGTGGTCGCAATCGAAGTTTGCCATGAAGCAACGAGCGG